TCCCTGGTGTAGGGTAGGGGCAGGGGCACAGAGTGCAAGCTGCAAGCACAGCGCACACGGCCAGGCTGATCGTCTGGCTGGTGCGGACGGGCCCCCCCCCGGGGGTACCCCCATGCCATCGATCTTGGGACTCCAGTACTTATTGATAATACACCTGACAGCTCAGGCCTGTCATTTTTCATCCCTTTTCCATAAAAATTTTAAAAAATAAAAACTACTTAACAGGAGGCAACTATGGACAACCCCACCACAAACCCCGAAATGACAGGCAACATCGACATTGAAAAACGCTTCACCTATCACGCACCCAAGCCCGGTCAGCCGGAGAAATATGTTTTACTGCGGGACAAAGGGAAGGAACTGGCCTACCTGATTGGCGAACTGTGTCCAGCATCCCGGGAGAAGTCTTTGGCGTTAACAAAGTTGGAAGAAGCCATTATGTGGGCTAATGCGTCCATAGCAAGAAACGAATAAATACGCTTGCAAATTTTAAAAAATAAAATTTTACAACTATATGCGCGTAGGATAGCGGTGTTTGCTAAAGCATAAGAATTGTATCTTAACTTATCGGAGATAGCCACCTAGCCATTAGAGGCAGGTTACTAATATCCCTGCTACCCCTGATAATCTGGACAAACTATTATAATGCTATCCTGCATACGGGCAATTTTACAGAGCTTACCTCCCTCCCTACTTCCCGGCAGGTGCATCCCTCCTCTGTTGCATCTGCCACCCCTCACGGGGTAGGCGGTAGCACAGTTTTGCTGATACAGGGAGGTACCCGCAGCTGAATAGTTAAGACACTCGCTGATACCTCGATGGGGGTGAAGCAGAAAAGGTTGCGCCCTGTTAGGCCGGGGGTATAGCAAAGGAGTTGTAAGGACGGTGCCTGCACTATCCTAGTTGCTATACCCCCGTAATCAAACTCCATGTAAAGGCAACATATAGTTTACAAAAGCCTTGACACCGAACCTNTATATGCTATATAGTTGGCATATAGGAATTAAGGGGAGGTGTTTATTGTGGGGAGGAAGTTGCCAAAAGTGACAGCATCTGCGGCTAAACTGTTGAAGGTGGCCAATCGCAGGGCCCCGACCGGGCTGCGCAATTACTGCATGATGCTGCTGATGTATCGCGGCGGCATGAGGGTGTCGGAGGTCACAGCAGTCCAGCCCAGCTGGATTAATTGGAAAGACGGCCAGATTCGGGTGTTGGGCAAAGGGAATAAGGATCGGATAATCCCGCTGGAAACATGGGTTATCGATGCCCTTGCAGAGTGGAAAATGATTCGGCCAACGTCGAAGTTCTTCTTTTGCACCTTAGCCGGCGGGGTAGTTAGCCGCCAGTACATTAATATGATGCTGGAACGGTACAGCAAACGAGCAGAAATCCCCAAGGTTAATCCGCATATGCTGAGACATACTTATGCCACTGAATTGATGAACGAGGGGTATAACATCAGGGAAGTGCAGCAGGTATTGGGCCACAGCAGCATAACCACGACCCAGATTTACACGCACGTTAATCCGGTGGAATTAAGGGGCAAGATACAGGCCCGGAGGATTCCGGGATAGTATAGTTATTCTAACTGAATACCGACAAGGGGGCAGCATAACTGCTCTCTTTTTTTATGCCAATTTTGAAGGGTGATGTTTATGGCAGCTAAAAAGCCGTCTCGTGATTGGATAGCACAGCCGAGACAGCAGCGGTTCCTGTGGGAAGTGCTCAAACCAGACGGGGCTGACGAAATTTTGTACGGGGGGGCAGCTGGAGGCGGAAAAACAGATGCCCTGCTGATAGCCTGCATACTTTACTGCCAGGAGTTCGGTGTTAATTCGTTGTTTCTGCGTAAAACATTCCCGCAGCTGGAAGGCAAGCCCATCCCCAGAAGCAAGGAATTAATCCCGAAGTCGGATGCCACTTATTCAGAAACGAAACACAAGTGGACATTTAAGAAGACCGGCGCCGTGCTGCAGTTCGGCAGCCTGGACAAGTCCGGCGACGAGGAGGATTACCAGGGGCATGAGTACGGCCTGATAGCGTGGGACGAATTAACTCACTTTCCGATTCAACCGTATGATTACCTTGTTTCCCGTAACCGCAATATCAAAGGCGGCGTTATCTCTAAGATAGTATCAGGCAGTAACCCTGGATCCCGCGGTCATTCGTGGGTAAAGGCCAGGTGGAAAATAGACGAGATGCCGGCTGAGGTAGCATGGCTGGCAGACCCGACCCCGGCACAAGCAATGGCTGGGGTGACACCCAGGAAGCGGATGTTTATTCCGGCTAAAGTGGAAGACAACAAGATACTAATGGATGCTGACCCTGCTTATAAAGCGAACCTGTTAGGGATGCCTGACCAGCTAAGACGGGCACTGTACGATGGGGACTGGGGGGTTTTTGCCGGGCAAGCTTTCTCCGAGTGGAGAAACTATCCNAANCCNGACAANAAATACACTCATGTNATTAAGCCTTTTGAGATTCCCGCCAACTGGGAACGGTTCACTACCCTTGACTGGGGCTANNNNAAGCCGTTTGCCGTTGGCTGGTATGCCATTGATTTTGATGGCAGGATATATCATTACCGGGAATGGTACGGCTGNGGCGATCCGGATGTCGGCACTAAGATGGACCCGATTGATGTGGCAGCTGGCATTCTGGACCGTGAGCAAGGCGAAGCAAGACCNCGCTGGCGCGTAGGTGACCCGGCGATCTGGGCCAANCCACAAGTAGGCGGCCCGTCTGTCGGTGAGTTCTTCCAGCGCAAAGGGGTTATGTGGCGCAAGGGCCGGAACAACCGGATCCAGGGCAAGATGCAGGTCCACCACAGNCTGAAGTTTGANGAAGAAGGCTATCCCGGNTTTTATGTGTTTGANACNTGCCAGCATTTTATCCGGACTATTCCGGATCTTATCCTGGATGANAANAACCCAGANGATATTGANACNACNCAGGAGGACCATATTTATGACGCTTTCCGGTATGGGCTAATGGAGCGCATTTATAAAGCTGAGCGGCAGGACAGCCGCCTGATTCAGAACCTTCCTCCGGATCTGGTGAAAGACTTGACGGAAGACCCGGCGGCCCTTGAACATTGGCTGTCAATGCAGAAGGCAGGTGAAGTAACTTGAGTAGAATTGCGGAGATCAAAAAACTAGTTTATCAACTAGACATGAAATATGAGGGGCATGAAAAGCCGATAGATAGCGATTTATACTTTCTGATTAGAAATTTAGCAAAGTATTTATTGGATTCCGATGAGGCGCCGGGGGGTGAATGAAATTAAGATACCAAATCCAATAAAAGCAGTAGGCAAGGCGGTGAAGCGGTTAATGGGCGATGAGGAACAGGTAAAAGAAGATAAGGAATATGCCAAACTAGAAAGCTGGAAGAAGAAGCTTAACGACGCTATGTCTGAGCACGAGGGCTTCCGTACCCAGGCGGCCCAGAACGATGCCCAGTACAACGGGACCAAAACCGTTAAATCATTGAATGGCAGCCTTCCTATGACCAACCGTTTCAGCGATGACGAAGACGCCAGGCAAACACAAAATGCCCGGCAGGTAGTTAATATCACGTTCCAGCTGGTCGAGAGCCAGATAACTATTGATGTCCCGAAACCTGTATTGGAGCCGGTTGAGGGCGAAGACAGCGAAAACAAGAAAATGCTCGAGGGCTCGCTGTGTGCCATAGCCGAGGGGCCGGATCTGGAACGGCTTAATTCTGAGAACGAGAGAATCGCAAAGAAAAACAGCCTGGCTACATTCAAGGTAATATATAATCCTGATTTCAAGTCCCATAAGTACTGCGGCCGGATAGAGACTACCAACCCGCACCCGGTTAACATTATCCCGCAGCCAAATGTTTACCGGATTAAGGATATGGATTATCTGTTTCACATCGAGAACCGCACACTGGATTACATATGCCGGACATACGGCGAAGAATTCAGGGACAAGCTGGAGGACGAGAACACAGAGTTTGGATATCTAGAAGACCTGTCTGAGACATCCTCCCTTACCGCAAGCAAAGGGATGCTTTCGGTGGTGGAGTGCTGGCACAAGGACAAAG